GTGCCATTTAGACCATTACATAAATATACCTTGAAGAAACCATTTGCTGGGATGCCAATACCTGATCCATCAAAGTTTGTTATTGGTCCATAGTATTCATATGCTACATATGGAACCATTTTTAAATACTGTTGGGTAGAACCACCACCTGAAGTACTAGCTATATAAGCTGCAATCAAAGCATCTAGGTCTGCTAACTTAACATAGTTTGTATCTACATCAAGTTCAAGAGCAGCAAGATCAGTCACTGTTGTACAAAGCTTATTTATAATAGCTTGGACAATAGCATGTGTGTCTGAGCTAGCTGTTACTCCTGTTAAACAACCAATTGTATAATCAGCATTTAACGTAGCTATATCAGCAGCAATTGCAGTAATTTGACCTTGTAAGTTACAAACTACTTTTACCAATGCCTGAAACACTTGTTCAGAAGTCCATTGATTTGGTGTAGTTGGAACAGGTAAATAACCATTTATCACTGCACAACGTATAGCTGATATAAGTGTAATCTGATCTCCTTCTCCAGTTAAGAGTGGAACTAATTTATCAATTAAATCTTCTATAACCATCTGAAGATTATCTCCAGATGTTATTCCTAATTCTTCACTGCTAAGACCTGTATATCTAACACATTGATCAGATACAGTTTCTACACAGCCATTATAGCAACTTTCGCAAGACATGGTTCAATTTATTTATTGATTAACACTATAACTCTGCTTATAACTTCTGAGGTAGTAGGAAGACCACATACCATAGCATAGTCAGGATTACAAAGTCTATATGTTAATATTTGTTTATAATTTAATAGATCATTAACTACTTCTCCAGGAATATAATTATTCATAGAGAATACAATATTGTTATACTGGCGATTTGCCCAGTAAGTTAGTCTTTCATCAATTCTTGTCAATGTAGCTGGAATACTACCCCTGACTACACAATCTGTTAATCTTGGTGATAACATCTTTTATTCTATTTGTAGCGTTCTTAAGTTTGTTGTTGCATGCTGAACATAGGCCATTAATTAATTGACAGCCACATCCCACCTTCATGCCACAGTCTCTACAGTTTGCCATATTAAGGAAAATTAATTATGTAATTGTTTCCTGTACAACCACATTGGTTTGCAATAAAATAATCTAATTGTCTATTAGCTTGCATGTACAGCTTATTAGCTGTATCTATAGCACAGTTATTAGCTGCTGCTATTGAGCCTTGAATCATAAAATTAATGCTGCTTAAAACCACCTTTGCTTGGGTTCTAATAGCTGAGTCACATTCCATCATGTCAAGTTTCATAAATGCACTATCAAACTTTTCTTGTATAACTGCTGTACGCATAATGTTTTTCTCTACAAAGTTTGTAGTGGCTGGAGCCACAGAATACTTCATAAAATACACACCATCAGGTAGTGGATTTGTTACAGGGAATGGGCTCAACCCTAAAATGATTGAGTTGTAAACATTAAAGCTATTAACATTAAATGGAATAGAAACAGGACTAGTAAAACCAGGTACAGTGATCTGCATAGTTGGAGCACTAACATTAGGAGGATCTGTATCATAAATTGATGTATCAGCTATACCTAATGTTTTGGTCTCATATGTATTGATTACTAAAAAATCTAGTGTCATGGTTTGTATAATAAAAATGCCAGAGGATTTGAGATATCCTCTCACCCTCTGGCATAGGTTAATATGATCTTACCTTAATTCTTAAGGGATCAAAGTAGTTGTTGTTGAAGTGCTAGGCCATATAGTAGTTGTAGTACTAGTTGTAGTGATACAAGATGTGTCACCTGCAACCTGTCCTAAAGCAGCTTCTAATATAGCTTCGATACCAGATGTTTGGTTGCTAGGAACAGCAATAATCACCATGCTATCTTCGTAGATATAGTCACCCCATTGGTACTCAGATCTATTATACTCATTGAATCTGATATAGTACAAATCATAGATTTGACCATCAGTTACCCAAGACTCAAAGTTCTCGTTGTAACCACCCATTCTGTATAAATGCTTTAAGTAACCAGCTTGGTAGCTATAGAAGTTCTTCTCTAATTGTTGAACTTCAGCAGAAGTACCAACAGGATAGTTAGAACGTTGTCTAATCACTGGAGTAGCAACTCTATTACAAGGATCATCAACAATGAAGTCAGCAGTTGTAGCTGGACCAGAGAAGATGAAAGTTCTGAAATAGAATCTGTCATACTCCCAAGGGAATGCAGCAACATCACAAGGCTGACCATATTTAGTTAATGGCTTACCAGTAATACGTAAGAACGCACTTTGATTGTTACCCAATCTTTGGAATTGATAGAAATCACTCAAATAGATGTTGTCTGGGTTATCACCAGGAGCTCTAGATTCTAACTTAAGAATCAAAGCGTCAATCAATGCAGGCACATCTACATCTGTACAAGGATCATCACCACATCCAAGACATGGAGCGTTTACTGTTACAGAGCGAGTGAAACCATTGAAGTACAATGTTTCTAAGTAGCTAGAGAAACCACGTAAAGTTAATGTAACAATCTCACCAGGTTTAACTGTGAAATCAATTACATCAGTAACTTGGTTTACAGCAGTTGCACAGCCATTAGACTTGTACCATTCAGTTACGTTTGACTTACAAGCAGCACCAGTTACACATCCAGCAATTTTGTCTGAACGCTTAGAGCCTTGTAAATACGTGTTTGTTCTACCTTGAGCAACATAGAAGTAAGGAGCATCAGCGATGTTACCAGCTGTGGCAACACTATAGTCATTTAGGAAAATACCTACTTGACCAGCTGTTAAATTCTGTGTAGATCCAGAGCTAGGTAATGTATTTCCTACTGGTACTACAAAGAGGGTGGTTAATGAAAAATCAGCCATTTTGCTTTATATTTAATTGTGAAAAATTATTCGTTTGTTTGTATTCTATAGATTGAGCTTTGAACAGCACTTTGGTTTTCTGTATACATTGCCAAGTTTTGTACTGTAAGATCTAACAACTCATCTTCTAAGTAAGTCTCAAGTTCACAGTCTTCATCAAAAGAAGGTTGTCCATCTAACATGATATATCCTGTCTTGTTAATGTACACTGGATATCTCATATATGATATGTAAATATCTTTTGGTGTAAACGTACCATCTGTAAACACAGATATCTCGTCAGAGGATAAGAAGTTAAATGTTTCTTGATATTCAAAAGAAGGCTTGTAGTTGTCATTAGTTAGTATAAACTGAATGTCACCATGCTTAGCAAGATCTCTATTTATCCATATTTTTCTATCTGTGCATCTTCCTTTGTCTGCTAGTATATAACTATCAAGATAGAACATATACTTTGGTACTAGATCACGCAAGTTTGCAAAATACTGATTTAACTCATCATTCTTTAACACTAATGGCAAAGGTTGATGGTTATAGGTGATAACTAAACTTTGAAGGTCTTCATAGCGTTTTTTAAACGAATCCAACCCATAACCAGAGTTTGTACTAGTACCATCAACCTTTTGCTTTATTAGCTTTATCTGAGCTTCGTTAAGTGCTAGAATCTTATCTTCTAGGTTAATTTGTTGATGCTCATTTGTTGATAGTTTATTTAGTCTCTGATCAACTTTATATAATAAACTATCTACTGGGATCATAATGAGGCTATTTTTTTTCCTTTCAATTTGCCTTCCAAAGTCAATAACTGATCTTGGTTGTCTTCATCTGCAAGGAATTTAACTAAATCATCTTCATCAACTGCTATTTCAAATTCACCTTCGAAAACTCTACCATTAGGTCTCACTCTATAAATTGAATGAGCAACAGCTTGTTTTACTAGGTCTTTAATATGGAGCAAGTTTTCTTTCATATCTGCAAATCTGTTGAATACTTCTATAGGATTCAAACCTTGATATTTGCCATTCTTGAATTCTGTTTGTTTTAGGAGGTTATCCACCTGATTGTAAACTGCTTCTTCTTTAGAATCATCAGATACTGGAAGACCAAGTAGACGAGCCACTTTCTTCTTCTTCTCAGGAGTCATAGAATCAAACTTAACAATAGCTTTATTAATAAGTTGTTTCTTTTTAAACAT